GCAAATGAACCTCTACGCACGTTACCTTGCGAAATATAATCTGTTAGTGTTTCAAATACAGTTAACTGATGATGTACCCCGGTAGACTCGCCACCGGACGAGATAGGTGCACCACGAGGACGTATTTTACCGAAGTAAGCAGATGTACCACCGCCGGCTTTTGACATAGTACCTATTTCTGAAATCTTATACAGAATAGCGTCCATATCATCGTCAATGTATGAACCGAAACAGGAAATAGGTAATCCACGTTTACGGCCAAAGTTTGACCATATAGGAGAAGCTAAGGAGTAGAATCCTTGATGCATATAGCTTTCAAACTTATCTGCAAAGCCTTTTAACTTAAGATAATCTTCAGCTGTTTCAGCTATATCTCTTATACGCTTTTCGGCAGTCTCTCCATCTAGAAGATAACCACGTTCAAGGAATTTGCGGGAGTCGCTATTTAACCAGTAAATGTTCTTGTTACTCATTTTTATTTATTATACTATACTTTTTATTAAAATAAATCGTCTTCTGAAAAGCTTTGGGACTTTTTAGAGTACTCTACAGGACGAGAATGGAAGAAGTCAGTCATATTGTTACCGAGTAATTCTTCGTTAAACCAGGATGTATCTTTGAGAAGCTTAGAATCCGTTTCATACGCCTCTGGAAAACCAATACCCTTGAGAGATTCATTGATACGATCCTTTACGAACTCTTTAAGATGAGCTGCAGTTAATCCGTCTTCATTAATACCGTTAACCATCCAATCAATAATTTTTGCTTCACTCTCATATGCTTCTTTAGCTTCAGCAAGGATTCTTTCTGTAAGCTCTTCATCAAAGAGTTCTGGGTATTCTTCTCTAATAGTATTAATAACTTTCATACCCACTAAAGCGTGAATATGTTCTTCATTGCGAGTGTATTTAACTTGTTGGTCAGTGTCTTTAAGTACGTTCTTATTACGTGCAAACCAGTTAATAATGTAGAACTGGCTCATAAGAGAAACGTTCTCTACAAACAACGTAAAGAGTATAATAGCATAAAGATATTGTTTCTTTTTATCTTTATAATAACGATGTGTATACTTTTTAAGATATTTTACACGACCCTGTATCCATTCCAGTTTAAGGTTCTCTTCGAACACATCTTCAAGACCAAGTACAGTAAGCAATCTTTCATAAGCATTGTTATGTATTACCTCTGTATTAGCCATTACATAACCAAGATCCTGTAAGGATGGGTGTGGCAAGTTTTCACCGAGCTTAGCCCAGAACGTTTTTACAGCCACTTCAATCTGACCAATAGCGGATAAAGTACGGATAATAATCTCTCTTTCTTGATCATTTAACTTAACTTTAAACTGCTGTACGTCTGATTTAAAGCTGAACTCTTTATGAGTCCAAAAACCATTGTGCATGGATTCGATAAATTCCTCTGTCCAAGGATAGTGATTAGGTTTACGAGAGATTTGTTCGTCGAAGATCATAGTTAGTTTTAGTTACAGGGAATATTATTTACGTATTGTAAATGTTTTTACGTTTTTATCTATAAAGAAAAAATATTTTTTTCTCGCCAGTGCGCTTGACTGAGTTAGAAAAGTTAGTTTTTCTTATTATACAATTCTAGTTTTTTTACAATGTATCGTACAATCTCGCTTCGTACGATATCAGCTTCTGTCAACGTAAAGACATGGATACCCATTTCTCGGCTTTCATTATCATTAAAAACGTTACACATTTTTTCAAATCCAGATTTACCATTAATATCGGATTGCATTGGGTCTCCGCAAACAAAAAGCTTGCTAAATTGTCCAACACGAGTCATTAAAGTTGTAAGCTCTCTAAATGTACTGTTTTGGGCTTCGTCCATAATGATAACTTTAGCATTCCAAGAAAGCCCACGAAGATAGCCTGTTGGTTTACCTTCAACACGGTTTTCTTTCATTAAAGTATTAATATCAGATTTGCAAAGTAATTCATCGAGTTTTTCCATTAACGGTTCAAGATATGGGGTCAGTTTTTCGTTTGCGTCTCCTGGGAGATATCCCATTTTATTATCTGAACTCTCAACGATACTACGAATATATATTAAGTCAGAAACCTTTTTTAGGTTCAATAATTCCAAAGCAACCAGTGTTGCTAAGAAGCTTTTACTACTGCCCGATGGCCCTGTGATAAAAACAATCTTAGTGTGGTTGTCTAAAGCTAGTTTAAGAAATTCTTTTTGTTTATTTGTCAAATCCGGCCTCTGTCGGATTTGCACTGGTCTTTCTAATTTATCACCTTGATGTACTATAAGACTTTTGTCTTTTGTAACATTATTGTTGTTGTTATTGTTTTGAGATTGCTTCTGTTTTAACAAACGCTTTTTTTTACTCATCTGTAGATACTTACTACAAAACATAAATAATATATATGTTTAAACAATTTGAAGCAAAATATAATAGCTTACTGAAAGAATTTACAGAGTCTTTTCCTGTAGAAGGACACGCTCCTACGTGGCAGAAAAAAGCTGGTAAATCCCCTTCTGGAGGTCTTAACAGAAAAGGTATTATGAGCTACCGTAGACAGCACCCTGGTAGTCATTTATCTATGGCTGTTACCACTAAACCAAGTAAACTTAAACCTGGTAGTAAAGCCGCTAAGCGTCGTAAGAGTTTTTGTGCCCGTATGAAGGGTGTGAAGGGACCAATGAAGAAACCTAACGGTAAACCTACCCGTAAAGCCTTAGCTTTGCGTAAATGGAATTGCCACGAGTAAAAAACATTTACATACAATAAGAAACCCGCCTATTGCTAGGCGGGTTCTTTTTTGAACACTTTTTACTAAGTGTAGACCTCTTAGAGGAATACGCTTTGTGTACCAGGAGTAAAGGATTGATGTAATCCCGTTACAATGATTAAGTGGTAGTATAATGCTGCACCGAAGATGTGGTCGATAACACCATAACGGGTCATTAAACCAACACGTGGGCTGAAGTCATTAGGTCCGATTGTACGTTGTACCAATACTGGAATGTATGGGCAGTATACAATACCTGTATCATAGTATTCAGCACCCTTGTAACCTAATAGAGCATACTCTAATGGGTTAGCACGTGTACCAACTTGATACTGAGCTTCTGTACGTGTATCACGGTAAACATTGAAACGTCCGCCAACTGTACCGACTTTAGCGATACCAACTGGCTGTGTGTTTACGTTGCCTTGTACTGCGAACCATTGGAACTCAGGTAGCATTTCTAACATTGCACAAACGCGAGGTGTAGCAACAATGAAGTTTGCAGCGCCACGACGGTTACGAATAGCAACACGATTTGCTTCAACGATAATACGTGCATAGAAGTCACGATTACGTTCACCTAACCAACGACCATCAGCAGAAGCTGGTGACCATACTGAATATCCTTGACCGAAGCCTGCATTGATTGCAACTTGGCACATACGGATAATCATTTCACGGTCGATTTCAGCCTGAATTTCGTACGACATAGCGTTCGTTAATTCATTGTCAACGTCGATACCGTTCATGTTCTTGAGATCTTGCTCAAGTTCAACGGACCAACGAGCTGCTAACCTACGAGTACCAGCTTCAACAGCTGTTTTCTGGAAGTTAACAACCATCTGAGGAATGTTTGAACTTAATTCAAAGTTTTGAAGTAAGTTAGCAACACCTTGATCGAAGCCAGGAATGTTAAATGATTCTGAACCTGTGATTGCTGTAGCACCACCGGATAACCATGAAGCAGAAGTACCTGTATAAGCTGTATTTAAATAGTTCCAGCCTACTTCAGTACCTTCTGAATCTTCTGTCCAACCCTGTGGGGTATTATTGGCTGCACCATAACCGCCATCTGGACTTGTAGCTCCGAGTGGAGTAGCTTCGTAAGAATAACGAAGTGCAAATGCGAGACCAACTGGACCACTCATAGGTTGAACACCAACGATTTCGTTTGTGATCAATTCTGGGAAAGTACGGCGGATCATCGGAATGAGGATCTTTGGTAGACGAGCATCACCAGTAGCATAGAAGTCACTTGATGGCTTACCACCGTAGCTGGTACCCTGGCCGAATACGCCGTTAGCACCTGCTGTGTTGGAAGCTTCATTTAAGCACCACTGTTCTTGATTTTCAAGAAGGATAGCAGTGTTTAATTTCGTGTGTTCATCTTTGATTTCTGGAGTCGCAGCATCTGAGTGCTCAAGCAACGGAGCCCACTTTTTAAGTAAGCTAGCTGCACGATCCTGATTGATGTAAGATTGTGAAGGTTTGATTGATTTCATAACTAATAATTTTTTAAACTAACAATACCTCAAGCGATAGACATCGCTTCAACGTTGATAATTATATTTATATAAAACAATCCCCTTTTTAGGTAGTTTTGCAAGATTTTTTAAGATTGTCTGATGCCCAAAGTGGCTGCAAATTTGTATAATGAAAACATTCTTTTACATGTAAAGGATTTGTTAAATCAAACGACTTAACAGGCTTAATATGATCAACATGCCATAATCCGTAATTATCATCTCGCATACCCGGTTGATATTTATTTCTTAAAAACTCTAATAATTTTTTTTCAGTACAGCCTAATAACTCTTTAGTTCTATTAGTTTTTCTAAATGTTTTTTCTTTATTATTAATAACAGATTTTAACGCTATCC